ATGGGTTTTAANCTAGGTTCTGAATCACGAGAAATTAAGGACAGCAATCGCTTTGGTAGAAAAAGAGATGCTAGTATTCCAGGAACCCCTGTCTTTAGAAAAACTTTAGAAGGAGGGATATTAGGCGAAGCCAATGACGATGGTTCAATATTCTTAAGTGATACTATAGAGCCTGGTAGTCCACTAGAGCAACATACGCTTGTTCATGAGATGAAACACATTGTAGACATGAAAACTGGTAAACTTGGCTACGGTGATGATTATGTGAAATGGGAGGGTCAAACTTTCCCTAGAAAAGAAGGTAAAATCAAATACTACGGAAAATGGATAGAAGAAGGTTCTAAAGAGTTTCCGTGGGAACAACATTAAGACTATGGGATATAAAATGAAAGGTTCGGCGTTTTACGGTAAAAAAGTTAAATGTGGTCCATTAAAGCAAAAGAATAAGTTATTTGAAGGAGAGCATCCAGATACTTATATATATGAAGGAGATAACAAACAAGAGAAAATTATTGATCTTGAAGATAGAATAGGTTTTTTGAATGAAGACAAGTTCAACCAAGGTAGTTTAACGGGTGTTCAGCAAGCAGCTATGGATTCACTGCAAAACAGACTTATTAAGATTAAAAAGCCAAATGATAAATAATCTACTTGGAGGAATATTAGGTAAAGTAGTAGATAACGCTGAAGGAATATTAGATAAAGTTATCACCACAGACAAAGAGCGAGAAGAAGCTAAAGCTAAGATAAAGCAAATGCTTTTAGACGCTGAAGCTAAAATGCAAGAGGAGAACAGAAGTAAGCTATAGCTTTGCTCAATTTGGAAGTATGTTTAACGACGGCACTGCCGTTATGACTCCTCCAACAGGTAAGGTTTTTGTAGCTATAACATTTTTAGAAGACACTACACTTAATAACTCTGCTTCAGGCTTAACAGCTGAAAATGATATTAATAGCGGTTTAGAGTGGGCTAACACTGGAAGCGCTGCTCATGATGCCGCATTAGATCCTGATCTTGGTGAGTCTGGTGCTGGTGGAGAAATAATACCAAGTACGCAAGTTTTTCCAAAAGGCGTTACTATATACGGTAGATACACTAAAGTAAGAATAGCAACAGGCGCTGTTTTAGCTTACATAGGAGCGTAATGTTAGGTGTTGGCAGTTCAATAAGCTCTGTAGTAGAGAATAAATATAACATCTCTCTAAATGGAACTAGTGACTATATTAATATAGATAGTTTCACTCAACATGCTGATCTTGCTAACGGAATGGCTTGGTCTTTAGCTGTATGGTTTAAAGGTAATGGTAATGCAACATCTGGCGCTCACACCAATATGCTTTTTTCTGCACACTCTTCGGACGCTTCCAATAGACTTAGAATAGGTATAGATGCTGATGGAACTAAAGGAGTTTATTATGCGGACGCTCAAGCCGATCAAGGAGGTATTGGAGACGTTGATTTAGACGACGGAAACTGGCATTTAGTTGTAATATCTAGACCTTCTGGGCTTGATCAACAAGTAACAGTATATATAGATGGCGCGACTGCTGGCACAGTTGCTAATACAGAGGTGTTGTGGGATAATGATTTAGCTTTTGCTAGTATTGGTCAAGAGTATGACCCAGCAGGAGGTGGCACAAGTATTGCCACTGACTTCTTCGGCGGTGAAATAGCACAGTTAGCTTTTTGGAAAACAGAGCTGCTAAGATACGACGTAACTAGTATTTACAGCGCTGGTAGAAACGCAGACTTAAACACTCCTCAAACTGAATACCAAGAGCATGCAGAAATAATAGGTTATTGGAAAATGGGTGATGGCTCATTTGATGATAGAGTTAACGGCGTTATTCAAAATCAAGCCAATCCTGGTTTTGGAAGCGAACTATTAATTAACAATAGTTTTGATGAGTTGGGTAATGAGCTAATTACTAACGGTGATTTTTCAACAAGTGGAGATGTAACAACGAGTAGTTTCAGTTTAGGTTGGAAAATAAGTGCTTCAGACAACTTAGGTGTATCAATAGTTAATAATCAATTATTATTATCAAGACCTGTAGGCGAAAACACTGATTACGGAAGAGCTTACGCTACTAATGGAGTTAACTCTATAAACGTAAAACCTTCAGATCACTCAGGGAAAGTATTTAAATTAGAGTTTGAAATTGTAGCAAAAACAGGAACTCCTACTTTAAGATGGTATAACAACGGATATATTACTTTTAGCGACACTACTTTAGGTAAAAAAACAATATATTTTACTTCATCAACAAATAGATTAGTTGTATTCTTGCAAGAACACGAGGGCTCTTCTATAACTTTAGATAATATATCGTTGAAAGAAGTAGATCCTAATGGCAAGTGGACTTTAGGCGCAGATTGGAGTATAGAGGATGGTGAGCTTAAAGCTAATACTCCAGGAGGAACTGTAGCAACGGCTCAAGTTGTAGATGGATTTACAGCTGGTAAAACGTACAAACTAAGCTTTGACGTTCCAACTGTTACACAGGGATTTTTTAGAGCTTATGCTTACGTTGGATCATCTGGGACTTTTACTAAGATTCTTCAAACACCAAATAGAGAAACTGGGCGATACGAAACAATATTTGAGTTTGGTGGATCAGACAAAACTTTTAGATTCTATGGCTCTCCTAGCGGTGGTGATCTAGCGATAGGCTCGATAAATAACGCTTCGTTAAAACAAATAAATGATACGGCAGGAATAGTAACAGGAGCTACATTTGTAGCAGATAATTAACTTACTATTTTTAAGAGTAATAATAAATAAAACTAATTAAATTAAATTATGGCAAAAAAAGAAGAAGTAATAGACCTTAAGCCTAAGGCGGAAAAAATCACAGACGAACAACTAAAAGAAGTTCAACAAGTAATATCAACAGCCAACCAAATAAAGTTGGAAGTAGGGAACATAGAAGCTAGAAAGCATATGTTGCTTCACGAACTAGACGCTGTTAATAGAAAAATGGGTGAAATCAATACTAAGCTCGAAGAAGAGTACGGTAAAATGGATATTGACATTAATACCGGGGCAATAAACTACCCAGAAGATGAACAAGCTGATTCGTAAAATTACAATAGGTAAAGATTATAAAATAGATGCTATGCATTACTCCGTGGGCCAAGAGGTCTATGGAGGGCATACTATCTGTGATATAATAGAAGAAAAAGACGCGTATTCTATATATATAAAGAAAAACAAAGACGTTCTTCTTTGGAAAGATTTTAATAAGAATATGGCTATATCTATAGAGTATAACATAGAGTATTAATGAAAAGCATATATGGCTTTGTAATAACGCCACTAGGCGATAGGTACAACAATAAAGTTAAGCTAGGCGACAAAGAGCTCGTTATAAACTCAGAGATGTTTAACCATCAGTTTGTCAACAGGCTAGCTAAAGTTGTTAGCTGTCCTAAAGTAGATTGTAATATAGGCGTAAAGCCTGGAGATATTGTTATAGTTCATCACAACGTTTTTAGAAGATGGGAAGATCAACACGGAGCTGAAAGAAATAGCAAAAACTATTTTGACGAACAAACATATATAATTTATGCTGATCAAATATTCGCTTACAAAAGATCAGACAGATGGAAGCCTACAAAAGGCTATTGCTTTGTTCAGCCTATAAAAGACAAAAGAAATTACGCTTTAAAAAAAGAAAAGCCTTTAATCGGTATAGTAAAGTATTCCGATGGAACTGTTGATGTTGGTGATCTAGTTGGATTTACGCCAAACTCAGAGTATGAGTTTATAATAGAAGGCAAGCGTTTGTATAGAGTTATGTCTAAGTTTATTACTATTAAATATGAATATCAAGGAGACGAAGAAGAGTATAATCCAAGCTGGGCATAAAGCTGTTGAAGAGTTAATTAAAGTAGCTCAAGAGCAAATTATCACTCATAGTGAAGATGATGTATCTGCAGATAGATTAAAAAATGCTGCCGCTACAAAAAAGCTAGCTATATTTGACGCTTTTGAAATACTTAACCGTATACAAGAAGAAGAAAACCTACTCAACAATAAAGAGCCTGAAAAAAAAGAAGAGCGAGTGTTTAAGGGTTTCGCTGAAGGAAGATCTAAATGAGTTACGAGCAAAGTCTATATAAGATAATTGAGCCTGTAAGGATCAATACCATTAAAAGATTAAATAAATCTAAAAAGTGGAAGTATGGTTATGACAAAGAAAACGATATTGTAGTAATATCAAAGACTGGCCGTATAGGTGAGATATATGAAATACAAGGCTTAAAAATAGCTTTGCCAGCTATACCCAAGAACGTATACAGCAATAGTAAGGATAAGTGGCAGCGCATAGAACAGCCTAAAGCTTTGACTAAGCTTAAAAATATATTCGACTGGAGAGCTTATCCAGAAGAACAAAAAGAGCAATGGTACGATTATATAGATGAGGAATTTAAAAGAAGAGACGAAGGTTTCTGGTTTCAAAATGCTGGTGTTCCAACTTATATTACAGGAACTCACTACATGTACCTCCAGTGGAGCAAAATAGACGTTGGTGCTCCAGACTTTAGAGAGGCTAATAGACTGTTTTATATATTTTGGGAAGCTTGTAAAGCTGACAGTAGATGCTACGGTATGTGTTATCTTAAAAACAGACGTAGTGGGTTTTCATTTATGAGCTCGGCCGAAACAGTGAATCTAGCTACAATATCATCAGATGCTAGATATGGAATATTATCAAAATCAGGGGCAGATGCTAAAAAAATGTTTACCGACAAAGTTGTACCAATATCTATCAACTACCCTTTCTTTTTTAAGCCTATACAAGACGGTATGGACCGACCTAAAAGTGAACTTGCTTATAGGGTTCCTGCAAGTAAGTTTACGCGTAGAAAAATTACGGCGAACGAAAAAGAGGAAGAGCTGGCTGGACTTGACACTACTATTGATTGGAAAAATACAGGTGACAACAGCTATGATGGTGAAAAACTTAATCTACTAGTACACGATGAAAGTGGTAAATGGGAAAAGCCAGACAACATATTAAACAACTGGCGAGTAACAAAAACTTGTCTACGTCTTGGTAGTAGGATTATAGGTAAGTGTATGATGGGCTCAACAAGTAACGCTTTAGACAAGGGTGGTAATAATTTTAAAAAACTATACAACGACAGTGATGTCACAAAAAGAAATAGAAATGGCCAAACAAAATCTGGTTTATATGCTTTGTTTATTCCAATGGAATGGAACTTTGAAGGATTTATTGACGAGCATGGACGACCTGTCTTCTCTACTCCAAGAGCCGATGTTTATGGACCAGACGGTGAATTAATTGATGTTGGTGTAGTTGATCATTGGGAAAACGAAGTAGAAGGATTAAAAGATGATCAAGACGCGTTAAATGAATTTTACCGTCAATTTCCTAGAACTACAGAGCATGCGTTTAGAGATGAAACCAAAAACAGTTTATTTAATCTAGTAAAAATATACGAGCAAATAGACTACAACGATGGTGCACTATCTGGATCAGAAGTAGTTTCTGGAAATTTCCAATGGAAGAACGGTATTAAAGATACTAAAGTTGTTTTTATACCAGATCCTAATGGAAGATTTAAAATAAGTTGGGTACCTAATTTAAACATACAGAATAAACAGGTAATTAGAAATGGTATAAAACTCCCTGGAAATGAGCATATTGGCGCTTTTGGCTGCGATAGTTATGATATTAGCGGTACTGTTGATGGTAGAGGATCCAACGGATCTCTTCATGGA